GCGCAGCTTCGACGCGGTGATGGAGGCGCTCGGCAGCCTCTACACCGAGGCGCACGACTTCGAGACGCTGGTGGTGGACAGCCTCGATTGGTTGGAGCCGCTCGTCTGGCAGCACACGGCGCAGACGCACAACCAGCCGGACATCGAGTCCTTCGGCTATGGCAAGGGGTATCTCGCCGCGCTGGATACCTGGCGCAGCTTCCTCGACGGCGTGAACGCGCTGCGCGACGAGCGCGGCATGGGCGTGATCCTGATCGCCCACGCCGAGATCAAGCGTTTCGACAGCCCCGAGACCGAACCCTACGACCGGTACCAGCCAAAGCTGCATCGCAGTGCCTCGGCCCTGGTGCAGGAGCATGTCGATGCCGTTCTGTTCGCAAACTACCGGGTCAGCACGCTGAAGTCGGACGTCGGCTTCAACAAGAAGGTGGTCCGCGGCGTGAGCGGCGGCGACCGCCTGCTGCACACGGCCGAGCGTCCCGCCTTCCTCGCGAAGAACCGCTTCGGCCTGGCTGAGACGCTGCCGCTGTCCTGGCCCGATCTCGCCGCCGGCATCCCCTTCTACGCGGCGCCGCCCAGCGCCGCTCCTGCCTCCACCACCGAAGCCCGGAGCTGACCCATGGCATCCCTCAACGGAACCTTTGATGCGACCGAGGTCGCCCCCGCCGTCCCGCTCGAGGTGCTGCCGCCCGGCAAGTATCTCGCGCATCTGATCGAGAGCGAGATGCTGCCGACCAAGGCTGGCGACGGGCAGCTGCTCAAGCTGGTGTTCGAGGTGCTGGAAGGCCCCTCGGCGCGTCGGAAGATCTTCGACCAACTGAACCTGGTGAACCGCAACGAGCAGACGGTGGAGATCGCGCAGCGCACGCTGTCGGCCATCTGCCACGCGGTGGGCCAGGTGCATGTCAGCGACAGCGAGCAGCTGCACTTCAAGGCGCTAATCGTGACGCTGAAGGTCGAGCCGGCCGGTCCCGACAAATACGGCGTGCACCGCGAGGCGCGGAACAAGGTCGCCGGGTACTCGGCGGCCAACGCCGGCGCGGCCACCGCGACCGCCCCGCGCCCTGCCAGCCCGGGGGCCCGTCCGGCAGCCGCGGCGCCTCCGCCTGCCGCACGCACCGGCGCGGCGGCGACCCCGCCCTGGCGCCGCAATGCCTGAGTGCAAGCCGGCAGGCCGCCGGCCTGCCGGCCTTCCTCCCTCGAACCAGGATCAGGTCATGGCTGCCCTTCCTCCGCCCGCATGTCCCACCGTCACCGAAATCTACGCCGCCTATGAGGCTGCGGCGGACAGCGGCTATCGCGCGCATCTCGGTGCCTCGCTGATCGGCACCGAATGCGAGCGGGCCATCTGGTACTCCTTTCGCTGGGCCACCCGGGCGCGGCACACCGGCCGGCTGCTGCGGCTGTTCGACACCGGCAATCTGGCCGAGGCCCGGTTCGTCGCCGACCTGCGCCGCATCGGCGTCACCGTCCTGGACCTGGATCCCGCAACGGGGCGCCAGTGGAACCTGCGCGACGCCTCAGGTCACTTCGGCGGCAGCATGGATGCCGTGGCGATCGGCCTCCCCGAGGCGCCCGCGACCTGGCACATCTGCGAGTTCAAGACCCACAGCGCCAAGTCCTTCGCCAAGCTGAAGGCGGATGGCGTGGCCGCGTCCAAGCCGCTGCATTGGGCGCAGATGCAGGCGTACATGCATCTCGCTGGCCTTGATCGGGCCTTCTACCTGGCGGTCTGCAAGGACACGGACGAGCTCTACCAGGAGCGTGTCCGCCACGATGCCGAGGCGGGGCTGCGTATCCTGGCCAAGGCCGAGCGCATCATCGGTGCCGCCCGGCCGCCCGCCCGCATCAGCCAGGATCCCGCCTGGTGGCAGTGCCGCTTCTGCGACCACCATGCCGTCTGCCATGCCGGCGCGGCACCGGAGCGTCATTGCCGATCCTGCCTGCATGCCTCGCCCGCCCCGGGTGGTAACTGGCATTGCGCCCGGCACGCGGCCCCGCTGGACCGGCGCGACCAGGAGGCTGGCTGCGCAGCGCATCTCTATCTCCCGGACTTCGTGGCCGCGGAGCAGGTCGACGCGGGTGAGGATTGGGTCAGCTATCGGCTGCCGGACGGCACCGCGTGGCGTGATGGCGTGCCAGCCGCGGTGCCGCCGGACATCGTTTCGCACCTGCCCTGCCGGATCTGCCACAGCACGATCTATCGCGTGGGGCCTGGCAAGGGGCCGCACATCGCCGAGCTGATCTGCACCGGCTGCGAGACGGGCGGACGCTGGCTCAGCAAGGTGGACGCCCTGGCGATGGGGGTGGCGGCATGAGCCGCGATCTTCTGGTGATCGTCACCATCAAGAACAATGCGCTGCTGACGGCCATGCGCGCTGCAGGATGTGAGAACGCCGCCGCCCTCGCACGCGACAGCGGCGTCTCCTATCACCGCGTCTGCGACTACCTGAACCTCAAGATCGCACCGCTGCGCCAGGACGGAGAATGGCGCAGCTGCATCCTCGCGATTTCGAAGACGCTGCGCAGGCTGCCGGAGGATCTCTTCCCCGCACCCTTCATGCGACGGGCGCTGGATACCAACCGCGTTACGCGGGAAGTCGACGCAGAGGATCTGCCGGCGCTCATCGGAAGCTCCGCCACCTCCATCGCCTACGATCCGGAACGGGCGGTCGCCATGGGCGCCGCCGTCGGTGCGCTCGACGCCGCGCTGGCCAGTCTGCGCCCGCGGGAGCAGCGCATCATGCAGATGTATTTCGGCTTGGATGGCGAAGCGCCACGAACATTCGAAGACATCGGCCGGTCGTTCGATATCAGCAAGGACAGGGTGCGGCAGATCGTGCTGCACGCCCAGCGCCTTCTCGCGGCGCCGCGGCATGATCTGCGTCGGCGCTGTGCCCCTCTCCTTGAGGACGGAATGGGAGGGCCGCAGCGTTGACCCTCTCCCTTCGTCCCTATCAGCGCGCCGCCGTTGAGGCGCTCTACGACTTCTTCTCGGCCAGCAGCGGCAACCCGCTGGTCGTGATGCCGACCGGCACCGGCAAGAGCCTATGCATCGCGGGCTTCACGCGTGAGGCGATCGCCGCCTATGGCGATACCCGTGTGTTGATCCTCACCCATGTGAAGGAGCTCATCCAGCAGAACTTCATGGCCATGCTGCGCGCCTGGCCCGAGGCGCCAGCCGGCATTTACTCGGCCGGGCTGTCGCGCCGCGACATCCATGCGCAGATCCTGTTCGCCGGCATCCAGTCGATCCACCGCCACGCGCGGCAGGTGCAGCGTTGCGACCTGGTGCTGATCGACGAGGCGCATCTGCTCGGCCGCGGCGACAGTGGCATGTATCGCTCGTTCCTGGCCCAGCTGAACGAGATTAACGCCGGCCTGCTGAAGGTCGTCGGCTTCACGGCAACGCCGTATCGCCTCGACAGCGGCATGCTGCACGAGGGGAAGGATCGGCTCTTCACCGACATCGCCTTCCAGGTGCCGGTGCTGGAGATGATTCAGCAGGGCTATCTCTGCCCCGTCGTGCCCAAGCAGACCTCGACGCAGCTGGACGTCGGTGGCGTCGGCACCCGGGGCGGTGAATTCATCGCTAAGGACCTCGAGGCGGCGGTCGACCGCGACGAGGTCACGCGCGCTGCGGTCGCCGAGATCGTCCAGCACGGTGAGGGTCGCGGCTCCTGGCTGGTGTTCTGCTCGGGCGTCGCCCACGCGCGCCACGTCCGCGACGCCATCCGCGAGCATGGCATCTCTGCCGAGACTGTGACCGGCGACACGCCCAGCACGGAGCGGGACGGCATCCTGGCCGCCTTCAAGGCGGGACGGCTGCGCTGTGTCACCAATGCCAACGTCCTGACCACCGGCTTCGACGCACCTGGCACCGACCTGATCGCGCTGCTTCGTCCCACGAAGAGCGTCGGCCTCTATGTCCAGATGGTCGGTCGCGGCACGCGCCTCGCCGAGGGCAAGGACGATTGCCTGGTGCTGGACTTCGCCGGCAACACGGCGCGGCACGGCCCGATCGACACCGTGGATGGCCGAAAGAAGGAACCCGCCGGCGACGGTGAAGCGCCGATCAAGGTCTGCCCCGAATGCCAGACCATCAACCACGCCAGCGCGCGTCACTGCATCGAATGCGACCACGAGTTCCCACCCCCGGTGGTGAAGGTGGCGCCGCAGGCGGCGTCGAACGCGTTGCTCTCGACGCAGATCCAGGCGGCCTGGTGCGACGTGACTGGCATCAGCTATGCGCGCCACGACAAGCCCGGCAAGCCGGCTTCGCTGCGCGTCACCTATGAGTGCGGCCTCGCGCGGCACAGCGAATGGGTCTGTTTCGAGCATACCGGCTTTCCGCGCGACAAGGCGGTGGGCTGGTGGCGGCGGCGGGCCGGCAATCTGCCGCCTCCGGCGACGGTGGATGCGGCGCTGCGCCAGCTGGACCAGCTGCGGCGGCCCATCGCGATCCAGGTGCGGCCTGCTGGCCAGTACACCGAGATCGCCGCCGCGAGGTTCGTGTGAGATGCGCCGCCTGTCGTCTCCGCACCTCCCGCGGCTTCGGTTGGTTCGATCCGCGCGTGCGGACCAGCGAGCCAATGCCCGCCTGTTCCATGCGCTGCATGAGCGCGCTCTGCAGGAGGTGGGGCGTGGTTGATCCCGACGAGCACGAGATCGCCGCCATCGCAGCGGCCAGCCCCATGGCTGGCGAGTACCTGGAGAGCATCGGGAAGACCGATCTCGCGGTGCTGACCGAGGCGGAATGGCTGACGCTGCTGGAGGTGGTCATCACCGCCTATCAGGACGAGCTCGCGCGCCTGCTGGATGCGGGACGGCATCCGGCACCGCCGCTCTCCGGAGCAACGCGATGACCAGCATCACCTCGACCCGCGCGGCAGCCCGACAGTTGGGTGTGTCTGACATCGCCTTGCACAAGGCGGAACGTGCTGGTCGCATCACGCGCGAAGCAGACGGCAGCTGGAATTTGGAGAGCATCCGCCGAGATCTATCGGCGACGTTTGCGCGAAAGCAATTCGCCAAACTGGCTGTCAGGCTAGATCGGGCCGGCGTCGGAGATGATGAGCCCCGCGCTGTCGGTGCAGGCGGCATCGCCTCAACCCGTGAGCTTGCCCGACGTCTTGGTTGCTCCCACACATCCCTGCAGAAGGCAGAGCGATCCGGCCGCATCGCGCGGGAACCGAATGGCCGCTGGGATCTGGAAAAGGTACGCGCCGGCCTCACGACCCGGGCTGACCCCACAGAGCGTGCTCCATACGGCTCACGGGGGCCTTGGGCCAAGCCTGCGCAGCACTTCGCTAAGCTCGATACGGACATCATCGGCCCGGTCCGCAACATTCATACGGAGCTTGAAGCTGCGCGCCGCGCGCTTCAGCGCGCCGCCGAGCAGATATCGGCGCTCTATCCCGAGATCCTACGCCTGGAGCGCGCCTGCGACGCAGCCATTGCCGAACAGGAGCGTGGCAGCGAATGACGGATGCTCCCTCCTTCATGGCCGACTACGGCGAACGCCTGGTCGACAACGGCTATTCGGTCATCCCCATCATGCCGGGCACGAAGGTGCCGGGGCGGTTTACGGGCGGGGAATGGTCACCCTATCCCGACTGGGCGCGTCACTGCGACCGGCCGACGAAGCCCTTCGAGGTGGACATCTGGCGCCGCTGGCCCGGATGCGGCGTGGGCATCGCCACCGGCGCCGTGGTGGGCATCGACATCGATATCCTGGACGGCGCGCTGGCCATCCAGATCGCCGAGCTCGCCACCTCCATGCTCGGCGACACGCCCTGCCTGCGGATCGGCCGTGCCCCGAAGCGGCTGCTGGTCTATCGCGCCGCCACGCCTTTCGCCGGCCGCAAGCGCCACCCCCTCGAGCTGCTGGCCCGCGGCCAGCAATTCGTCGCCTATGCCGTGCACCCGGACACGGGCCGACCCTATGAGTGGCCGGAGGACAGCCTGGTGGAGACGCCGCTGTCCCGGCTGCCGGTGGTGGATGAGGCCAGCTGCGCGGCCTTCCTGGACGCGGCCTGGGCGCTCGTGCCGGACGAGGTCCGGGTCAACTCGATCCTCGCGGACGCGCCTACCAGCACCTGGCGCGGCCCCAGCGACCCGAAGGGCACGCGGGACGCGATCGCCGCGGCGCTGGCCTGGCTGCCGAATGACGACCTGCCGGGCAACGAGTGGATCACCGTCGGTGCTGCCATCAAGGCCGCAATCGGCGAGGAGGGGCGCGACCTCTGGCTCGACTGGTCACGGCGGTCTGGGAAATCGGGCCTCGCTGCGGCCGCACAGCGTCGGCGCCGGGAAGATCTACTGGCTGGCCGAGCAGCGCGGCTGGGTGCCGGATCCCGCGCTGACGCTGAACGGTACGGCAGCGGAGCAGGCGGCACAGCCGCATCCCGCGGCGGGCCTGCTGGCGAAGGTCGCGGTCGCTCCGCTGCCCATCGCGCCGCCGCCGAAGCCCTATCGCGTCCCAACCCATCTGCTGCAGGTTGATGGCGCGCTGCGGCTGTTCGTCGACTACGCCACGGCCAGCGCCGTCAGCCCGCAGCCCTTCCTCTCACTGGGTGCCGCCATCTGCCTGGTCGGCGCCATCGCCGGCCGCCGCTATCGCACCCCTACCGACCTGCGCAGCAACCTCTATGCGATCGGCATCGCCGACAGCGGTGGTGGGAAGGACCACGCCCGGCGCTGCGCGAAGCGGGCAATCTATGCAGCGGGGCTGGACCGCTACCTGGGTGGCGAGGATCTCGCCTCGTCCGCCGGCCTGCTCACGTCGTTGCAGCGGCATCCCGCCCGCCTGTTCCAGGTCGATGAATTCGGTCAGTTCCTGAAGCTGGTCCTGAACCAGCGCGCGCCGGCGCATAAGGCGGCCATCTGGTCGGAGCTGACGAAGCTCTACACCTCGGCCGCCGAGCCCTACATCGGCGCCGAGTACGCCGATCAGAAGGCGCGGCCGCGCGTCACCATCGAGCAGCCCTGCGCCTGCATCTGGGGCGTCACGGTGCCAGGACCGTTCTGGTCGGCGCTGGAGGGTGGCGCCCTGGCCGATGGCTCCATTGCCCGCTTCCTGGTGTTCCTCACGGACGACGACTACCCCGAACGCAACGAGACGCCGGCGCCAATGGACCCGCCGCCAGACCTCGTAGCGGCCCTGCAGGGCATCGCCCGCGGCGTGCCTGGCCACAGCCATGGCGGGAACATTGCCGACGCCATGGAATCCTCGGCGCCGATCCATGCCTACACCGTGCCGCTGACCGCGGACGCCGAGGCGGCCATGGCCCGGGTCCGCCGCGAGGCCACCGACCTGCTGCGCTCGCACCGCGGCACCCACGCCACCGCCCTGTTCGGCCGTTACGCCGAGAACACCGCCAAGCTGGCGATGATCGCCGCGGTCAGTCGTGATCCGACCCGCCCCATCACCGAGGCGGGGGACGTCACCTGGGCATCGGCCCTGGTCGAGCACTGCATCGGCACGCTGCTGCGCGAAGCCGAGCGTCTCGTCTCGGACAACAACACCGAGGCGAATCACAAACGCGTCCTGGAGATCATTCGCGCCGCGGGCGAGATCAGCCGGAACGCGCTGGTCCGCAAAACCCAGTTCCTGTCGAAGCGAGAGCGCGAGGAAATCTTCGACGCGCTGGTCGAGGCCGAACTTGTATCGCGCAGCATGAAGCCGACCGGCACCAAACCCACCATGGTGTTCACGGCGCGCGGGACACCTGAGGCCACTGGCGGCAAGGAGGCTTCGCCTTGACGCATCCGATTCGTCACGCGGCGCGGTGGTCCCCAAACCCAGGTCACAGGCCGGTTCCACCCGCATACGTCAAAACGTCAATCCGTCACGCGGGCGCACACAGGGACATGGGGGTCGCGCGCGTTCGGAGAGAGAGACCCCTTGATGAATTGATATATTGATGATTCTCCCAATAGACCCCCCTGGCTATCTGCGCGTGCGCACAGATGGTGACCGCCTTCCCCCGCAGGGATCGCAGCCCATCCCAGGTGGTCCTCAGCCCCCGAGGTCCAGCCTCGACCGCGGCACCCGCAGCGCCACCACCACGCCCGAGATGGAGATGCTGCGCCGCCGCGTCTGGCAGCAGCAGGGCGTCGTCTCGCTGCACCTCGAGGACATCACCGA